GGGAATCTATTCCATGAAGGGTCAGGGGTGTCAATGGTGTATTAAAAAACCGTCCACCCTTTGCAGAATTGCATTTTGTGCATAAGCATTGCAGATTCCACTCGTCGTCCGTTCCACCTGCACTTCTAGGGATTATATGATCAACCGAATTGCCTTCCAATCCGCATGCTTGGCATGTATATCCGTCACGTTCTCGAATACGTTTGGCTATGCGTTTCCACTTACCCGTTGACCCGTTGTTGCCCAGTACGCTGCTCACTAGAACCAATCCTTTTTCTTATGGAATGACCAGGCATTGCAAGGCGTTTGATAACGCTTCGTGATATAGCCAATGGTTGCGTCTATCTGGCGATATGGGTCAAGGTCGCGATACCAGGTTGATCTCATTTGACCCAATCCATAATGACTGCCATTGCGTGCCGTGTATGACCACCTTGATTCTTTTGTGATGATCTTATGGAAACACTGAAATTGCTCATAATTAACAATCCTGGAATGAGCGTATAATTTCAAATGATCTATTGAATAGTTTGCTGAATACGCTGCGGGACTGCTCGTTATTGAAATCAATGCCGCTATGGCATAGAACCGTCCCATAAGCCGATTGCGCCCTCGCGCGCTCACCGCCTCAGCGGCGCGCTTCAAGCGAAAGTAGGCTAACACGCTCGTCAAGTTACCCGCGAGTATGTGGATAACCTGAGCGTGCCCCTGGCGTGTTGTCCACACCTTTTGCCTACTTGTGGATAACTTCTGTGGATAACTATTCATGAACAACTCCTATTTGAGCAACCGTCATGGCTTCACATTTGACGCATTGAATTACTTCTACACCTGGGGGCAGGTTGTCAGTGACCTTGTGAATCATTTGAATTGTGATCTTTTTGCATTTGCGACATTCGAATTTAATTTTGTCCATTTTTGTTTTTCCTCAAATTCTCGATCGGCTGCAGATTGATTTGTGAAACCCACCAATTTGGCTGACTTGATGATCGATAACGTGGATTGCGTGCAACTGCTATTGGAATCCACCCAGCAATGAAATAGTTGCCTGATTTGCCTGTAACCAGAACGGCAATGTCATTTGCTCGATCGTATTCGTGAACAATCAGCTGACCGCCCTCGTATTTTGTCCAACGCACCTCAATATCCTCACCCACGTCGGCTTTTCTTTTGCCCTTTTCTTCGAATGGGTTGAATGGTTTATTCATGTATTTTGCAACCGCCCATTCACTGCCAACGCTTTCGGCGTCTTGAGCGATCAATTCATGCAACGATTTGTCTTTTGAATAATTGCCGTCCCTGGTCGTCCAGTAATCGGTGTTTGCTTTCGCCAATGCAACTGCGGCTTCATGGCAGATAAACTGCTCATCTCTGGTCAGTGAAATCCTCATCTGCAAGACCCGCAAAACCACATTAACTTTTCGCCGCCCAGCCCGCGTTGATAGCCAAATTCGTCAATTTTGGCAAGCAGCGAGCATTTGTCACATTGTTCCATTTTGTATTCTGCGACCACTTCACCGTCTTTTATCAGTTTGCAGATTTTTGTTTTGGGGTTGATAAGTTCCATGTAATCGCTCATTGGGCACGCCACTTTCCATTGCTGCCGAATACGTACCAAATAGGGTCGCATTGTGTGTTTCGGTTGTTTTGGGTGCAGCGATAAGCGCCCCAATCCTCACCGTTCTTTTTCTTGCCAGTTGCCCATTTGCGGTGACCGTGTACGCACTGCGGCGCTTCTGGAATTAATTCACCGCCTAATTGTTCGGCAATATCAGCCAGGCTTGACGCCAGCGGTGTTGCAACTGGCGCGTCGGCTTCAAATTTGGTTGTCCAGTAATCTGGTTGGGCTTCAGCTTGTGCGATCACGGCTGGCGCTCGTTCTACCTGTTCCATGACTTCCTTTGTGCTGCGTTCAGCACCGCCCATTACCAATTGTTGAACCCGCATGATCGCGCTGGTGACTGTGTCTTCGACGAACCAACGTTTCATGTTTGGTTGGTAAGCGCCTTGATAGCCATAACCGAAATCAATGCCCGCAGGCTGAGTGTCTTCCTGGTTTCGAAATGCCTTTGCTTCCACCAGAACAAAACCCTTTTCCGCACTGAATTCAACAATGCGTGTTTCAATGCGCCCAGTTGGATAGGTTTTAATCCAGCGTTCTAGGCGTTCGCGGCTTGCTTCGTAATTGTCTAGGAATCCCATTAGCGTTGACGTTCCTGTTGTCTGCCAATTGCCATTCCTGTTGATCGTCCAGCGTGATACCCGACGGATTTTCCGTCCCTGTACCCCATTGAATAAATCAGCGTGCTGATTGCTAGTTGCGCGATCAGCGCGAACCCTATGATTTGTTCTGTTGTCATTTTATCTCCCGATTGTTAGGGGGACGACCTCAGTGTTTCGCCCAATCCGTGCCGAAGTCGTCCCGTACGGAAAGAATGACGGCTAAGTCTGACAACGTCAAGAATCGTGCGTAGATTTGGGCGTGTCGATTGGTCTGGGTTTTGACTTCAATCCATTACCCGCCAGTACGCCACCCAGCGAACCAGTCAGGAAAATCGCCAGGGTTTTAAGTAGATCGATAAATGCAGCGTCATTGGGTGCTTGATTGCCAATGGGCTGAGTAACAAAAATGAGGGCGTAAGTAATGCCAACGGTGACGATCAAAAACACTAATGCAAGGGTTGAACCAATAATCAAAATCAGTTGGGCGTGAATTTCTTCGGGCGATTTACGGCGTGCGGGTTTTTGCCGATTGATCTCCAAGTAAGTCGTCAGTGCATGTTCCAGTCGGGATACATTGGGGCTTTTGGCATTCTGGGTTTTTCCAGTTTTCGAATTCCTGACATTCATAGCGTGTCCAACCGTCGTACCCGCAAGCGGTCAGGGTTAATGCAAGTGCCGTGATCAACCCTGCCGCTGCGAATATCCGATTCACTTCCCCGTTGAACCGAATGCTTTGTCGTTCGGATTAAGCCAGCGCAAAATCACTGGTGCAACCGCTGCAACCCCTGCCATTGCAAGTGTCTTAGGGTCAGTCACGCCCGCCATGTATAGGGCAAGCGCTGCTGCCATAAATGATCGCGCCCATGAGGCGGCTAGGGCTTTTGCTTGTTCCATTTGGTTTTCTCCTTTTTTGGTTTGACTGCCACTTTTGGCAAATCAAATATTGGAAATTCTCCCTGGTATGGCGTGAATTTAGGAACACCAAAACCAACGATTTCTTTTCCTTTACCAAAAGACCGGACTTTGATCATGACCATTCCACCATTGCGTTGATCTCCAGAACCGCTGGTGTTACCTTCGATCGTCATGCAAGTTTTATCGTCGATTAATCCAACAACAATTCCAATGTGCGAAATGCGATCAACGCCGTCATGAGGAAAATCCATGAACGCCAGACTTCCCAGCTGAGGAATGTTCGACCAGCGATTGATTTCTTTAAATTTATGCGCACCAACTGCAGTGCTGACGACTGAATGAATTTTGACGCCCGCTTGTGCAGCGCACCAATTGACGAAACTTCCGCACCAGGGCAACCCGTCGGCTTTTGTAAATTTGCCGTATTTGGTGAGGTTGTCACCTTCCTCGATCGTGCCCACTTCGGCGGCTGCGACTTCAATTAACCTGGCGTTTGTGCCGTTTGGGTAATTCATTGATCTCTCTTAACTTTAAAATGATCGGGATTACTGCAAACCCATTGTTTCAATTCATTCAACAACAATTCTTCATGATTGCATGTTGGCATGGGTGCAATAAATGCGTCGTCAATTGGGTCGTATGTGAAACCAATGCCCGCGAAGTTGTAACGAATGTTTCCGTTGTAACTTGTTCTTTTGACTGTGTACGGCGTGCCTTCTGCGTAATACGTTTCAGGTTCCAATCCGTCAATAAGTTCGGTTTCGTCTTTCCCAACAATGACGGCGATTACCGTGTTGGTTTCGTCTAAATAAGCGTAGTGTGCCATTATGCAAAACTCACTGTGTCTGATAATCCTGCCGCAGTAATCGTCGAAATTTTAAAACCCCCGCTTGTTGTTGTAGATTGAGTGACCCCGCCGCTAAAAGTTGCGGTCAAGGTATCTGCGTATTTCAAAATAATGATTCCAGAACCACCTGCGCCGCCATTTGATGACGTACTTACACCGCCACCGCCGCCGCCACGATTTGCAGTTCCAGCGCCACCAGAACCACTTGACGCGCCGTTGCCACCGCCACCTGCCCCGCCTGTGCCGTTTGTGTTTGGATAACGCGCACCGCCACCGCCGCCGCCGTAAGTTACGGACGAACCTGAAATTGATGTTGCTACTCCAGCGCCGCCATTGCCACCAGCCGCCGTCGAACCGCCACCGCCTGTTGCACCCGCACCGCCGCCACCGCCTGCACCTGGATCACCTAGAACCACCCCAGCGCCGCCAGCGTAACCTTGATTTGTTGTTCCACTGCCTGCCGCAGTAAAACCTGATTCTGTCGAACCACCGCCACCCGCGCCACCTGTTTGACCTATCGAACTAGCGTTTCCACCTCGACCCCCGCCAGTTGAAATGATCGTTGCGAAAGTTGAATTGTTGCCATTTGCCCCAGAACCACCTGCGCCAACTGTAAGCGTCAATGCAGTATTTTTTGCAACTTTTGCCGCTGAAGGCAGTGAACCGCCGCCGCCTGTTGCAGTAACGCTGCACCGAAGTCCACCCGCACCGCCGCCGCCGCCAGAATTGGTGCTAGTTATCGCACCACCTGCGCCGCCGCCTGCAACGACCAAATAATCGACGTCGATAGTTCGTGGATAATTTTGGGCTGCAACAATTCCAAGAA